AATAGATGTTGACACCCCTTTCGACTATGATAAACTGATTAGAGATTACAAAAAATCTTCTATGTTGGAGTAAGCGCTGCCTGTAGCGTCGTGGCGCGTTGTGCATCCAAGATTGCCTGTTCGGTCTGTTGTTGCTGCTGACCGATGCCAAGTAAAGCAGAGATGTCTTGTTGTCCCATTTGTTGAGCACCCTGGCCCAAAGCGGCCTGTTGCACCCCAAACTGCCCGTATTGTTGAGCCGCTTGCAAAGCGCGTCCTTGTTGTTGACCAAATAAATTTTGTGCCTGTGCGTAATTTTGTGCAAGATCCTGAGCAATTCGTTGGCTCATAACGTCTTGCAGGCCACGCTCAAGCTCTGCTCGCTGAACGCCTTCACGCGTTCCACCAAAGGCCCCAGCTCGGACAGCCTGTGCAGCAGTGCCTTGACGGGCAATGTCTGCCTGTCGCTGCATTTGCGCAAGTGCCTGCTGAGTAACAAGCTCTTGATAAGGGTTTTGGAACTGCTGTAGTTGGGCCGTGGTCGGCGCTCCAAAAGACTGTCCTATTGCGCCAATGCCTGTCTCCAATGCTCGTTGGCCTGCCTGCAAGAACGGCTGGTAGGCACCAATACCTTGGGTGGCTAAAGAGCCTGCTTGCTTTTGTGCCTCAGTCAAACCCGCCACTTGGTAGGCGGGCATGGTCAGAGGTTGCTCTGAAAGCTTTTTGGCGGACTCTAAGAGACCTAGTTTATAGGCCTCGATTTGCGGCGCTTCGCGGACTATCTGTTCGGTAATTTCGGCCATTATGCTTTTCCTTCCAACTTACGCATCATCGCATACATGCGCCTTGCACCCTCTCGGCGAGATCCTTTGCCTGCTCCGCGCACTGCTTTTGCAGTCATCACAAACTCCCCGTCCGATAACATGGCGGGAATATCATCCGAAGTACCTGTCCCCGGCCCAGAAATCTGACCGGTGCGACGAGGATACTTCTTAGCCATCGATCCAATACCACCGGAGGCATATCCTCCCAGATTAAATTTAGCCGGAGCCACTGCTGCAATACCGCCTTGGGCAAACATCCGTCGTTGTCCATATATGTTGCCGTATGGATTGCCCATAGTTACCTGTGGGCGATACAACATTTGCATTGGGCTGTAATTATACCCGGTAGGCAGAGAAGCGTATGTAACGTTCGCACCACCTGGGGTAGTGCCATAGACTCCAGGCTGAGCACGCAGGAGGTCCGTTCCAGTTTCTTTTGGAGCAAGGTTTGGACTACCCGGCTCTTCCGGAGTAAATGCTCCGCCAAGGTATGCAGCCCCTAAAGCGGCACCGGTTATTGGGGCATACCTAGAAATCATTCCCGGAGTATTCTGTGCCACGTCAGTAGCGGCTTGTTTTAATGCGGCTTCTGAACTAAGACCAGGAAATTTTTGTTGAAGAGCAAGTGCCCTGTCTTCTATGGCAGTAGGACCAGGCATACCAGAGTTTGGGTTAAAGAAATCTACCGTATTGCCATAGGCAGTTTTTGCCGCTCCAGTGTAGTCTCCACTAGAAAGTTGGTCCATGAACCTTGGTTGGGTAGCAGCGGAGGGAGGAACACCAAATCCAGTCGAACCCTTTGCAATTATTCCCTCAGGCAACGGCATCTCTCCGGGAACAATCATCCCAGTACTTCCACCCTGCATAGCTAAGTTCGTTGGGGAGCTTGCTAAGAAATTAGGGTCAGCGGCTCCTCCAGGGATCTGAGAAGATAAAGTTGTCGAAGGCAATCCACCTTCAATAGGGATTCCACCTAATTTAGCAGGATCCAACGTTGAAGGCAGTTGAGAAGGATAATAGGCCCCTTCTGCAACAATATTAGTTGTGGGCGTGTTTAATGGGCCAAACACCTCTCTACCGTAATCTAAATTAGCAGAAGAGCTAGGGTAAAGATCACTAATGCTTCCCTTGAATGGACTAACGTCCGTCACAGTGCTGCCAGGGATATTAGCAGAAGCAAAATTAGTTGTAGGTTGACCAATCCCAGATCCGTCGTAAGAAAGAGCTTGTTGGCCAACAGTTAGGTCTGCTGTGGGAGCGGTAGCCAACTCTGTTGTGGTAGGAATACTTTGTACTGAAGTAGTGCCAGTTTCCCCAAGGGCATTTACTTCTACCCCGGTGCCAGGAGGAACAGTGCCCCCAGAGATGCCCAACAAAGATTTACCGCTATTTATTGCCTTATCCCACTGGCCAGCTACTGTGGTTGGTCCGGCGTAGGAGCCTGATTCAAATGCACCCATTCCGCCAGTTACTCCTGCCGTAGCGCCAGCAGTTACGCCACCGATCGCGCCGTTCTTTAAAGAATCCTTAAAGCTGTTCCCAGCCAAGATACTTGAGCCAAAGCCGCCAACAAAGCCACTTACTGCGGCAACACCAGCTACTGAGCTAACGCCTAGAAGACCTGCCGCAGCGGGTCCTAAGAAAAATCCCAAGGCAACAGAAGTAACAATCTTGCCTATGGAAGACTTAGCAAAGTCTTTGACCCCATTGACTATGCCCTTGACGGCACCAGATATGGCTTTACCAACAGCTTTAAAAGGCTTTGCAAGGGATTTGAAGAAACCGTACTCACGTAAACCCGTAGTTGGGTTGATCGTACCAATACCACCCATCATCTGAAGCACACGGGCTTCTTGGGGATTGATGTGTGCCAGCATGGTGTCCTGACCACGGCCCATACCCTGCATGGCCTGGGCGATCGGACGAAGGTTGGCAATGCCGCCCATGGCAAAAGCCTGGACTGGCTGGCCGCCTGCCTCTGCCTCGATCTGGTCTAAGGCTACCCGTAAGGCGCCAAAGAACATGGGGTCAAACTGCTCTGGTAAGAGTTCTTCAGGAATCCCGTCGGACAGCATTTCTTGCCTAATTGCTGGGTAGTTCTGCGGGTCGCGCAGAATTACTTCGACCATTTGTTGCATAGCATCAATAACTTCCTGGGGAAGTTGTATGCCGCTCAGGGCCTGCTTTAATTGCTGGACTGCGGCAGGGTCAGCTTGCTCTGCAGCCGATAGCATCTCAGAACTAAATTCTTTGGGGGATACTTGACTGCGCATCTGCTCAAAGGCAGCCGCTGTGGCTGGGTCAAAACCCTGTGCTGGGGGTTGTGCTGTCGGTGCCTGCATACCCGCCTGAGGCAGGGCCATGATTCCTTGGTCTTCCATTTTTATCCTTTCCAGTTTGTGCCAATAGCCTCATAGGGCCGCGCGTCGGGAAAGGACGCGAAAGATTGGCTAATTATGACGTATTTCATCAGTTTCTGTCTATCTCTACGTAAGAGAGATAGAAATTAACGTTGGCCACCGTGGACGTAACGCGGATTTTATCCCCAGCCTCCATGTTTAAAGGCACCCCGTTTAAGGCATCGTATTCACTACGGGGGGATATAACGTGTTGGTCCAAAAGGGTAATCGTAAGCGCCGAGGCCGAATCCACCTGAACAGCAGTGACTTCTGACCGACTAGAGTTGGTGTTTGTAATCCTCAAAGACCTACAAATGGCAGTCGTAGCGGCAGGCACCTCGTACAAAAGGGTGGTTACGTTTGCGCTAGGAATAAGTCTTGATCGTTCGTATTTATTGGCCATGGCTATACCGTTACGTTGACTGTGCCCACATTTCCAGTACCTGAAACCCCCGAAACCGGGAAGCTTGAACTTGGCCCAATCTCACTGATACTGGAGACATATGTCACGGTTAAACTTAAAGAAGGAATAGAAGGGCAAAAGGCCGTGGCAGCCTCTGCCAACAGCACAAGCCCGGTATTACTAACTGCCCACATTAACTCAAAATAGTCCTCGTTATCCAAATCAAGCAAAAAGTTCCAAGCAGCCACGGCAGCGGCTGATGATCCTTGGACCGTGACCTTTGTAGCGGAGGCCCCGATGTTTTGACCGTTGATCCTGGGCCAAATAAAAGCGGTCGCCGCGCCGCCTGATGATTTTTGAAGTTGAGCGGAAAACTGAATATTATAGACGCCGGGTAAGTCCACGTACACACGAGAGGTGTTACCTGGGTCTCTGTATATCCCACTAGAAAGCTGTTCTATTTCTAAAGGAAGCGCATAGGCTGTGTCGGTGGCCGCCGCCGTTTGCGTCGTGCGATCTATAAAAGACGCATAGGGCAGGAAAAAGTTTTCTGTGCCATCTAAAACAGAAGCATGGCCCCCTGCTCCAAAAAACCCTAAAGCGCCAAGATTGTCGTTATCAACGGTCGAGGTGTAGGCACTGTTAAGTTGAAGAACGATTTGTTCTAACGAACGTACAAGCTGGTTAATTTGAGACGGGTTATATTGTGCTCCAGCATCCTGCAGACGAACGTTAAGAATTTTGCTCATCTTAGGCCGTCTGGTTGAATATCTACGCGCAAAGTTCCATAGCGCCAATTTGTGTTAAGAGCATCACTTTCAATCCCTAAACTTATCTGGCGTCCTCTTGCCCTGGTATCCACCTTTTGCGTAGTCGGCGTAATGATATACGGGTCGAGCGAGGAGGGGCTTGCCGTGGCTTGAGGATATGGTCGCAGCAACAAACGTACCGTGAGATTGCCCACCTGATTTTTGAAATCTGGGATAAAGCGGCGCATATAGAGCATATTGTCACCGTCACCAATATCAAAGTAGCCAGACCGAATATATGCAGTAATAGGCGAACCATTTCCATTGACGCCATCCTCTTGGTTGAAGACCAATGACCGGCCAGCAGTCAACCCATAAATGGTCGCTCCCGTTGGCGTAGCAGTGCTGTTTTGTAAGTAATCGGAAGCAAGAGGCTTGTCGTATGTGCCGATGTCTACCCAAGCGCTTCTAGGCATTGTTCCAATTGACCATACATTTTCAAGGTAGTTATAGGTCACAAAACGGTCGATGTAGTCGCTGGTAAAAGAGCAATACCACCAAGTCACTTCGTTAAATTGTGAATTTACTCCAGCATGGACCTTGGTCCCTTGTACTAGGTTAATATCCTTAAACACATAATCCTGGACCGTGCAGGGCATCTTTTTGACTGTACCGTCAAACATGTAAAATGCTTCCGTGCCCATCCAAAAGGCCAAGCCGTTCACGTCCACTGCCGCATGCGGGCCAATACAGCCGCAGTTGGCACCTAATTGAGTAAAACCAAAGGTATAGGGCGGCCCAACAAACTGCTGGCCATGTACGGAAGTGTCGGTAAATATTAGTATCTGCCCACGGGACCGTATAGCTGTAACAATCTGGCTTCCGTCAGTTAGGCGTTGGCCCCCAGCGGTATTGGTTGCTGATTCCGTAAAGGTGTTGATGTCCTCTTGATTCGAAAACCTTACGAACATTGGGTCTTGAGTACCTGGACTTCCAATCGTTGACTCTGTCCCAAAGCACACCAGGTGCCTATCGGGCGTGGACACAAGAGCATATTTGCTTTTTGTTGGAGCCCCAGCAATAGCCGTGGCTGGATTAATCACAGTCGCCCCGCCACTTGTATCAAAAATATAAATCCCACCGTCTACTAACTGACAGATAACGTCTTCCCCAAAGTTGTCAAACTGCCAAACTCTTGAATACAGAGCTGTTGCCGCAGAAGCCGGACGAGGTGTACCCCAGGTAGACAAGTTCCAAGTTCCTGTACCCCAGCCAAAGTCAAAGTAACTTACGTCTGCCCCAACGTTAATTTGATACGTACCAACGGTGGATGCTCCTCCGTTACCTGCGTCTGATCCGTTGGCCGTGGCCCCTGCTAAAATAGTGTAGGTGCCGGACCCAGTGACCTGTTGAATCTCAAACTGCTGGTTTAATACACTGGCCGTGATGTTCCCACCAAGGCTCACGGCGCCGGAGAACGTTACAAAGTCTCCGGTAATTGCTCCGTGAGAAGAGTCACTAACCGTAATAATATTGCTTCCGTTTACAGCAGAAAAAGTTACGTCTCCCGGAGCGGTCGTTGCCCGAATAGGCGTAATATCCGCCCACGTTCCACTACTAGTAACATACAGCTTTCTATCCGTTCCGATTAAAGTGTAGGGAGACCCATCTAAATCATTCCAAGTAAATACTTCGCTAATCATGCCAACAAGGTATACCTCTGAACCAGTAAAGGGGGTCCAGCCACCAAGTTTTTCTGGCAGCCCATAGCGAAAACGAATGTAGTCACCGTCAATCCAGCCGCCCTCAGCACCGTACTCGGTGTTCTGCTTGTCGATGCCGGGTTTTAGGGCTAAACGAAAGTAAGACATTTAGTCAGAGCCCCAAGTCTTTGCCCCCGCAGCCGGGAGCGTAGTGATCCATATAGAAACGTTTTGCAGCGGGGCCCAGGGCTCACCACAGTTTGTGCATACGCCAGTAGATTCCTCAATG